TGCTGAAGCAAGTCGCGTGATAGCGTCGTCCGTGTTGACCTTCCGCATGAAGCCTTCCGGGCCCAGGAGCTGCTGGATTGCCTGGAGGAGTTCCATCAGCTTGGCCTTGTCGTTCCCTCGGCCCAATGCATCGAAGCCAGTGATGACCGTGGGGCGCACCACTCCCTTGGGCAGGGGCGGCAGCTTCTTGGCCTTGGTCAGCTTGGCGATGCGATGCTGGATGTACGGGAGCTGGAACTCCTGGGAGATGACCGTGTAGACGCCACCAAGAGCAGTCTCCAGTTCACGGGCTACGGCGCGGATCTCCTCGGCGGTCACCCTCTCTGCGTCTCTTCGTATCCCATCAGTCATGAGGAAGGAAGTCTTCAGCCGGTCAGAGATCATTTGCGCGGTCTCCAAGGCAACCCTGAAGTCCGCATGTTTCTGAAGCTGAAGAACACTGACCTCGTTTGCGTTGCCTTCAAGGACGTCCCCGTTCCCGGCTTCGGCCACAGCCTTGAGCCTTGTGGTCCCATTGGGAGCAACGAACAGGAGCACCTTGGCAGACGCAGCAGATCCCTCGACGATGGCTTGCATGAGAGCCTCAAGGGACTGGAGGTCACCCAGGAAGGGTTCAACGTAGGAGCGCCCGTAGTTCTCACCAGCGATGTGGTACATACGGACGGGAATCCAGGGACAGGCATCCAGGGCGTAGTAGCCCAGCGTTCCAGGGATCGTCTTGCCCCGACACTCCTGATAGACTTTCCACTTTTTGGGAGTCCGAATTATGTGGGTGAAGATGTCCACTTCGGTGTCCTTTCCCGGCGTGTTGCTGCCGGATGTTTCAGTCTGGCCGGTGATGTCAGAGAGACTGGACAGGAAGTCAGGCGGGAGAGTGTTGGGGTTGACGGTCTCGTGGACGACCATCTCCACAGGGGTGCCCATCGGGTCACGGGCAACGACGAACCTGGACAGCGGAAACATACGCAGCCCGTTATCCTTGTCGTCGTAGTAGAGGACGTTGCCTCCGATCAGGAGATGGAGATTCCCTTCAAAGACGACCACACGATCCCCGGTGGACTCGATGTCACCAAGGACCGTCTGCTCACAGCGGGACAGGGCCTTGTCGATCTTCGATTTCCATTCCGGGTCCACCTCGGATTGCTCCTTCTCGTAGAGCATGTTGTCCACCCGAAGGCGAAAGCATGGCTCGTTGGGAGGGAGCATCGTCAGGAGGAGCTTGGAGGCAAGGTTGTTGCATCCATTGGCTCCGATGGACTGGAAAGTGGAGCGGAGTCTCTGACCGTTGGCCTGATCGTCAGGAGGGATCAGCGATGGGATGGTGAGCTTGGAGCATTCCCTGGCTCGGTCTAGGAAAGGCTGCCTGTCGGATTCAAGTTCATGGTAACGTGCTTCAGCCGGACCTTTGGTGTAACCTTGTTTGGACACCTCTTACCTCCGGCTATTGTGGTTATCTGGGAATGGACAGACCTCCACTACCTCCGCCCAGGTTGAGATCGATCCTCAAGGCAGAAGTGCCAGACTTCTTGGCCTTCCGTTCTTTGGTGCGTTTGGCTTGTTCGTTCATGACAGGAGCTTCAGCAGTAGGTTCAGGCGGCGGGGGAGCTGGAGTGTAGATCGGGTCAGGGGCTTTGGTGACCTTAGGCTTGGAGCTAGAGCACATGCCGGTTTGATCCTCCTATTAGGGTTTATTGAAGATGGATGTCAGAGGAAGATCATCACTACCAGTCAGATCCTTTGCAGCTTCCTGCTGGAGCTTGAACTGATGCTTCAGGAATTTGATGATCTTCTGCTGACCAACATCGATCCAGATCTTCCGGTCTGAATCGGTGATGTCAGGACACTTGTCAGGGAAGAGAGACTCCAGTGCATCGATGAGATCTTTGGAGATTGGAGGGAGCTTTATGTCTGTCATATTAGTAATTAGTCCTATTAGTCCTAAACCCAGTGTTAATTATGATATCCATGTGAAACGTTGGTTCAATGACGCCAGGAAAATCCCGGTTTTCTCGTCTTTGTAACCGGGAAGATCCTGAATATATCGCCCTGTTTTGATTACATTGACTCGTACCAGGATCGAATCAGGGACATCATCTAGTTCGTAGGATGTCCACAACCAGATGGGCCGCTTGGCCTCAGAACAGAAATCGAGGAGTGCTGCAAGCTCCTTCAGATCTTGGTCGAGAGGCTCACCTCCCATAATCCAGATTTTATCAGTAAGTGGAGTCTTCAATCGCTGCATGAGGTGGCGATCTGTGACCTGATACCGCCAATCGTTACCCTGGTTGAAATCCCAGGTCTCTGGGTTGTGACAACCAGGGCAACGGCGGTTACAGCCAGCGAGATACACCTCAACAGCACCGTGCTCCAAGGTGAAGTCGGTGGCTATGATGTTCACGTTCAGATGCTCCTGTAGAACTTACGGTTCGGCCAGTCGTGTTTACGTCTGGTGTAATTCCAGTGTTTCGTGTTTGTGAGGAATCCAACAACACGGGTGAACACTTCCATGAGAGCACCACAGGTCGGACAGGCAGGGGTATCATGCCCGACCACGGACATACCGTGACCGTTGGGACATTTCCCAAGGGCGTAGTTCACCGCCCAATAGACCACACCGTTGAGGGCACACCACTTGATGAGACCGGCCAGCTTCTCCCAGGAGGATATCTGTTCGTTTACGTTCAGGTGGCAGATGGCCCCGCCAGTGCAGTGGGAGTCGAACATGCCCTGGAGCTTGATGCGCTCCAATATGTCGGCCTTGGAAACCAAGGGGATGAACTGGTTGGAGTAGAACGGAATGTCCTTCGGGTTGTAGCCGCAGATCTTGTCCTTCTGGGCCAGTTTCACGGAGGACGATTCACCGGGGACCTGTTCCATGTTGTGCGGGTAGCCGTACTTCTTGGTCAGCTCGGTGTTCACTGTGTTGATCGTGTCGAGGATCTTCCTTGCGAACCCCTGCCCCTCCTCGGTGAGGATGTCGTAGCCGAGAGCCTGACATGCCTCGTAAAGGCCGGTGAAGCCGCAGGTGGAGAACTGCTTCTTCAGGTCCATCAGGCCCAGCGTGTAGAGCGGCAGAGAGCCACGCTTGATGCGTTTCCCGATGAAGGTCCGCTTGGCGTGATTGATCAGGCCTACTCGACGGACCATGTGCTCCAGCTCACGCAGGAAGGCTTCAGCCGGATCTATCGCATCACCCTCGGTCAAGGCGAGTTCGGTATACTCCATCGTCTCCTGGGCTAGTCTGGGAAGGTTCAGCGTGACCACGCCCAAGCTGCCGATCTTCGTACCTCCAGCCCCGAAGGTGTTACTGTACCCAAGGGACTCGAGGTCGGAACGAAGGCGGCAGCAGGAGGATAGCGTCGAGGTCTTCCCGCAGTAGATGTTGATGTGACCGAAGGACAGGTTCTCCTTGGCAATCAGCTCCAGGAACTCCTCGTCCTGGATCTCGTTGTCGTCGTTGATGGAGAAACAAGCGGTCAGCACAGGGAACGTGATGGGGTCACGCTGGAGGGTTTCCCGGTAGGCTTCCAGGAACCACTCCTGCACCTTCACGATGGTGTCGATACTCGGGGCCACGCCGTTGATCAGGTAGGCCGGGGCCAGCTCCTCCAGGAACTTCCGGTCATAGATCGACACGTTGGTAAACGGGGATTGATTCCCACGGAACTCCCAGTTCAGCGTGTAGATCAGGCTGGTCAGCAGTTCCTTGACGTAGGTCTTGATGTGAGAGACCTCGATCTTGTGGTCCCTGCCGGTCTCGTAGATCCGATCCACATACCAGGACGCCACGATCAGGAGGTCAGCCAAGCCGGTGGCTCCCAAGGTCGAGTTCGCAGCGTACACCGTGAACTGCTCGATCTGGCGAAGGAAGGAAGAGAGGCCCTTGGCTGGCTTGATGTCCAGCCGGCTGCCCATCTTCAAACCCTCCAAGGCGATGTCGTAGGTGCTGTAGTTGAAGCAGTACGGACGCCCGATGTCCCAGACGTCGTTGATGTAGATGGCTCCAGCGAGCTGATCGATGATGACCTCATCCGCAGTCTCGATGTCCTCCAGTTCCCGGATGGTCTTCCAGAGGTTGTAGTAGGAGTTCAGCTTCATCAACGGCTTGGGGACTTCGTAGTTGTAGGTGATGACGTCCCGGCCTGACACATTGGCGTTGGCGTCCACGGAATGGTCAGACGTGGGCTTGTCGGTATAATTGAAGAAGAGTTTGCTGGACTGATGGAGATCGAGCTGGCTACCGATCCCATCGATCTCAAAGAGTTCAGC